AACGAAGCTGCGGTTGATGCGCCAACTGTTAAGAAACTAACTAAGCCGCCAGCAATATTATCAGTTATTCTAAGTTGAGCAGTATTTAATTCCGGAGCATTAATATTACATTTGTTTGCTGCATACTCATTTGCATATGTGTCTAAGTCAGTCGATAGTTGTTCAAAAGAAATTAGTGCTCCTATTACTCTTCCTACCGGTGATGATAAAAATAAGTTATACATAGTTTTGCCAGGCGATTTAACTATTTGTTTAACTGCTTTTTTAACTTTGCTGACAGACTTAGGTGCCTCAGGCTGAGTAGTAACTGGTAGCGCCGGAGTATTACTTGGTTTAGGAGCAGCTACATTTGATTTTGCAGTTAAGTTTTTTGCTTTTGCATCTGCTTGTCCACGAATACGTTCTTTACCAACAACAGCACCAGTTGTAGGATCTATTATATTAAATACTCTATTCCGACCAGATCCTGCTCTGACTACTGCATAATCTACTTCTGCTAATATGTGATGTACTTTCATTCTGAATAATCCTTAATGCTTGCAAGTTATTTATCTATGAAAGTGTTTAACTGTTAGTGTATGAGCAAGCTCATACAAGTTTTCGCTAACGCTCAAACTACTTACACTTCGTTTTAATTAAATGATTTATATATGAACAAGCAATATTACGAATGTAATATTGTATTAATTTCATGTAGATCGTTTCAGTCAGACGGAACTATTTCTAGCTCCGTCGTCTTTAAGATAAACTTCATGTGAGTCTTATCCAGCAATGACATTGGAAGTAGGTAATTATTATACACAAGTTCATTGGGCTCTGACCTTTCCCAACCTACATCGACATCATGTAACATAAAGAGCGCATTAACTGTGTTAGTGCTACCTTTATAGTACATTACCTTCCGCTTCGTTCCTGTTGCTAAGAAGTTTTTATGAACTATGTTGTGTTTTTCGACTGACAGCAATCAATCTATATCAACCTGTGAGCCCAATTTGTTTGGTGGCTTCCGCACTCTGGTGCGTCGATCAATATGTTACGTGTCACGGATATCACCCCGGTTTTTCCACAGCGGTATTATTAAACTGGCCCGCTAGCCTTATGTGCTGTATTGATTTGCCTTGTGGATGCCTGGTGCTCTAGGAGCGTTTATAATGTCTCTGCCTATGTGTTAGTATAGTAGAGATTATTGTTAGTGTCAACCGATAATTATTTTATAATGGATTGTTTTTAAGATGTTCTTTGAGAATATTTGATCCACCAACTCTAACATTAATAATACCGTTGTAGTATTCATCTGTTTCAAGTACTCTGCGTTCAAACTGTTCACGTGCCTCTAAGTAACTTGCTATGCCTCTGCTGGGACAAAAATGTAATATTTCACGTGTGAAATTTTCTGAGCCTAACTCTAAAACGTCTGCATTAAGTCTATCACTGGAGCCATAATATTCTCTCCAGTCACTTTCTTTAGTGCTACGTCTTTTATTCTTCTTGCCTTTAAGCGGGGGTTTAGTTACTTTAAACTTTGCTAGTTTCTTGCCTATATACATCATGCAATTGGACTTGTTTGTTATCAAGTAAACAAACGCTTCGCACCCGATAGGTAGTTCGTTAATTTCTTTTCCTTGATAAGTCCACTGCATGAGTATACTTACCGGTATATGGAGTAGGCTACCTAAGTTCTGGTTTGTCTAGTTGTTACATGTTTTTCGTGTATGTTGTCTGCACGTTCTTTTGCTAGTGTACGAATATCTCGTAGACACTTGCGTACAATACGATGTGTGCGTACACTATTTTGTCTTTCAAATTTCTCATTTGCTTTAAAATAGTCAAGATATGCCTTGACTAGTAAATCATGTGCGTCGTCTTGCATTAGTCAGTTACTTCCAAATCGTTAGCATATGATTTACAATTTTGTCCGTGCCATCTTTTGTAATTCGTAAGCATTGTAGTTTTTCCACAAAACTCGCAAGTTTTCTGTCCGTTTATTCGTGCTAATTTTTTTCTCTCTATAGTTTCTTGTGATTGCTTTCTGCCTTTAAGTTTTTCGCCTATTCTTTTCATTAGCTCAGGATCTCTAGATTTTCCTAACTTATTTTGTCTAATTTTTTCTTTTGTAGAATCACTTCTCTTTTTTCCAGTAGTTTCATTCTTACGCTTTTCTCGCATAACAGAAGCATATTCGTCTCCAAAGATTTCTTCATATGACTTTCCTTTTTTTGCTTCTGACATTTTTTTCTTAGTTTCTTCGCTGTGATTTTTTCCAAAAAAAGGATTGTTTTCTTTGCTCATTCTTTTAGATTGCGCAATTGAATGTTTGATTCTTGCCTCTTCATAGTCTTTTTCTGTAAATGTGTACTCTCTTTGCTGCGAACGACTTTGTTTATTCATCATTCTCCATAAAGCGCTCCACATCTTCTGATTGTCGACTCCTGTTGTAAATTTAACTAATAACTTGTGACACAAAAAATGATCTTCAGCACTAAGGCACACAACGTTGTCTCTTTTATTAGATCCATTCAGTGATTTAGGAATGATATGATGTCTTTCACAATATTGAGATTTTGGATCTAGTACTTTGTTATTTTTTATAATATCATAATATTCTTTTAAATAATTATTTTGCGTAAACATTATATCTCCTTTAGAATTTACTTAGTATTTATACGATACTAGTAATATCTAAATCTGGTTCGTATGAGGTGAAGCCATTTTCTTTTACTACTCGCAGCACTCGATTAACCCTACCAATTAATTCATCTTTGTGTGAGATAAGATAGATATTTTTATTACGTTCGCGAGCCATCTTTTTAAGAATACTCAAACTGTTCTCAACTCCAGCAGTGTCCATACCGCTATCAATCAGCTCGTCAATAAACAACAAGTTGATATTTTGATACAGGCTTTCCCAAACATCACGGAATGCAAAGCTTAATCCTAAGATAAGTCTGTTACGTTCTCCTCGACTTAAATTATCAAAGTCTAGATCTTGACCAAGCTGCGTAATTTCAACATTCAAATCGTTTAAGAACACCACCCGATGCGGCAAGCCAATCTTATCAAGATAATATGTAAGTCTGTTGTTAAGATATGCTAAGTTTTGATCAATGATCTTCTTGCGAATAAAGCTGTCTTTGTTCGTAAGTAGCTTTAGTAAAAACTCTTGATGCTCTTTATAACTTGTAAGCTCGTTAACAACACCCCAATCAACTTTTTGGATAGCAGTTTCATTTAACTCGTTAATTTGTGCAGTGTATGGGTTAACATCGTCGTGCTTGTTAGCAAGCGTCTGTTTCAAATTGTCTACATTACTTCTATGTTCGTATGCATCTTTAGCATTTTCATAGAAGGTAGTAGGTTTACCATTAATGTCACCAATTTCTTTAAGTGCAGCCATTACATCAACTACCTTACCTGCAATTTCTGCTTGATAAGCTATTGCATCCAGCAGTTCGGTTTCTTTACGCTCGGCAATTTCTGCTTTCTTATCTAGATGAAGTGCTTGACCGCAGGTATAACATGTTGCGTCTTCAAGTTCTGCAACATCCTTAGTAACCTTTTCAACAGTTTTATCAGCACGTTGTAGAGCTGGCTCGAGTGTGCTTAGTTCTTTCCTAAGCGCTAAGATGGTATTGTTATGTTTGGTCCAGTTTGCTAGTTTCTCGTGTGACTCAAGTTCAGTTTCAATATCCAGCTTCTCTAACTCTTCAATGGCGGCAGCAAGTTTATCTTGATCTTGAGTATGTTTAGCTTGCCAAGCACGTTGAGTACGCTTTAATCCTTCGATACTTGTTTCGATCTTCTCATTAGCAGTTTGAATAGCATTGATCTTTAGCGTTTCTTCAGTAATGGCATCTTTAGACTGTCGAGTCTGTTCTTTAAGTGCATCTGCCTTCTCAGAAAGAATAGTAATGCCTAACAACTGCTCAATGATAACACGTTGATCATTTACTCTCATACTCAAGAACGGTTCAGTATAGGTATTCAGTGCAACAATATGTTTAAACATATCATGACTCATGCCCAACAGGGTGTTTACATCGTCTTGTGTCTGTCTACTGTCGCCTTGTGACTCGTCTACTAGAGTTTCTTGATCATTAATATAGAATTTAAAGATATTAGGACTACGACCGCGTTCAATACGGTAGTTGTTATTATCTTTTTCAAATTGTAGGGTAACCAACATGCCTTTGCTGTTGGTCTTGTTAATTAAGTTGTTTCTTTTGATGTTTGTAAGTGCTTGACCATACAGTGCATAGGATAGAGCGTTGATAATGGTCGTTTTTCCAGTACCATTACGTGATCCGCTGTCGTCACCACCTTGATCTAAGTTTTCACCAAGTACTAGAGTAAGTTGTTCATTATCAAAGTCAACTGCCTGAGTCTGATTACCCACACTCATGAAGTTTTTAACTGTTAGGTCTTTAATTTTTATCATATTAGTGTTCTAATCCGTTGTATATCTGCAAAAGCATGCTCTTATCATAGTTGTTAGTGTCAAGCGCTGCAATTTCATTACTTACGATCTGGTCCACACTTTCAAACTGTGCAATATCAAGCTCTGTACTCATTTCTTCTAACTGCTTTTGTGGTATTAGTGTGATCTCACGACAGTTGTATTGATTAATGAATGTTTCTTTGATAAAACTTGCTTCTTCATAGCTAATAGGAAGGTCAAGCGTTACTCGTAGATACATTTTATCCTTAATAAACGTATCTGCATTATCAATTAAGTTGCTAAGTGTTACAGTACGGTACTTAGGGCAATTAGGCCAGTTAACAAACTCTGGTTCTTTATTGTTCTCCTTATCAAGTATCATCATACCTCGATCATCATCGCCAACATCAGCATAATTGTGGGGAAACGCATTACCTATGTAATGAATAGCACCTTGCTTCTGTCGTTTGTGGAAGTGTCCACTAAACACATACTCTTGATGCTTAAAATGCTCAGACTTAAGGTCGCCGTGATCTGGCATTCTAACTAAAGCGTTCATATAGAAGCTAGGAAGTTCAAAATGACCAAACAAATACTTTGTTTTAATATCACCCATCGTCTTCCATTCGTCCCCGACGAGCCATGGAACAAGTGCAACATCATCTTCGATGAAGATTTCGTCTATAAATGTAATTCCAGGAATGTGCTTTGCAAATGCAGTGCTGTTTACAGAACGTTTATCTTTATAATACAAATCGTGATTACCATCAAAGAAGTAAAACTTCTCAAATGCAGCACCTAGCTTCTCCATGCTTCTAATTGTAGCATCCATAGTAGTAAGATTTAGTGAATTTCGATTGTGATGCCAGTCACCACAGAAGATTCCGGTCTCGCAACCGTTATCTTTTGCAGTTTGTATAAACCAATCAATGAATTCTTCGCAATCGTCATTATGAACGCGACTATTACCTTTAAGTCCGAAATGGATGTCTGTAAACACCGCAGCTTTTTTAAACAAGATTAGTTCTCCATATGTACATGTTACAGTATATAGTAAATATTAACACCTGTCAACCACTTATTTGGTATCTGTGAACTGTGTAGGAGGAGCTTCTTCGTTGCGCTTAACAGCAGCTTCCCATTCGCCTTGACTTTGTCTTGTGTAGCTAGGATCCAACGCATTCATTTCGAGAATATCGTCGCGAATGTTTTGATTACGTTTTTCAATATTAATAACACGCACAAAACTATTAGTTACTGCTGCTGTGTAGTAAGCAAACGGATTATCCGACTTAGACTCGTCAAATTGTAGTCCGATCTGTGCAAGTTGTAAGATTGCTTGCCCCTTCATTTCGTCGTTGTATGTATATCCGCGAACGTTACCCCGAGTAGCATATCGATCAACAAGTTTTAACCACATCATGGCAAGTTTGTTCGTTGCTATTCCGTGATCTTTGTCAAAGTGTCCGTTGTCCATGCCGCCTTTCCAGTGACTTTTTCCAACTAACACAATTTCGCCTTCGTCGTTGTATTTGTAATGGTGGAAAGGAGGAAACGGAAGCTTAACTTTTGTATCGGCTACGGATTTAGGATTTTTCTTACGTCCTGGCTCTTCTGGAATGTGTTCAAATGTCATTACACGGAAGATTAATTCTTCTTTAGTAATTTCAGATGCTAATGTTTCGCATTCTGCTTGCTTAACTTTTTCACCGAGCTCTTTACGACGCTCGTATTCTGCCGAACTAAGTTTTTTTGCTTTATTTTGTTTTGCTTCGGCAACAATTAATGGATCAATTTTGTCTACGCTTGATAAAATAATATCATAGTCGCCGTATTCG